GGTGTTGTTGGTAATGTAATCTCTTGGCATAAATTTGACATGTAAACTCTGTCTTTAAAACTTGAATGAGTATTACAATGGTCGATATTCATTATATAAATTCTACCGGTTTCTGCCCTCTCTTTAAGCATGGCGAAGAACAATGTTTGTGCTGACACTTTCTTTTTACTAACACTTGTTTTTCTTTCTGCTGTTCGGTACAGTTCGTCAAATTCTTCACTTCCCCATGCCTCATAAAGTTCTGGTACTTCGTGTGGTGAGAAGAGTGTAATGTCTTCGTCATTTATAAACCTTTCATAAAATAATTTAGACAACTGAATTGAATAATCTAATTTTCTAACTCTGTTATCCTCTGTTCCTTTATTGTTTTTTAATACAATAATGTCTTCTATTTCTTTGTGCCAAATAGGGAAGTGAACCGTTGCACTACCTCCTCTAACACCGTTTTGAGTACAACACTTGACCGTTGCCTCAAATTTCTTGAGGAAAGGTACAACTCCTGTGTGCTGGACTTCACCGCCTCTAATTCTGGAATTGATTCCTCGAATTCGTCCGGCATTAATACCAATGCCAGCCCTTTGAGCAACATAGTTACCAATAGCCATATCACTACTGAAAATAGATGGAAGAGTATCATCAACATCAACCAAGACACAACTAGCATACTGCTTAATAGGTGTTCTAACACCGGCCATAACAGGCGTAGGAATATTGATTTTAAATTTTGAAATTGCGTCATAATATTTTTTAACATAACTCATCCTTTTATTCTTTGGATACTTTGCAAATATAGTAGCACTAATCATCATGTACATGAATTGTGGTGTTTCATATACTTCGCCATTGCTTCTATCTTGTACAAGGTATTTGTCTATGACCTGTCGTAGGCCTGCATATGTAAAATCGTAATCTCTTTCGTGAGTAATCCAATTTTCCATTCTATCGAAATCTTTTTTATCGTATTGAGTAAGTATGTCTGCGTCATACATTCCTATTTCTACACATTTGTTAACATGGTCAAAAATATGTGGGTGGTCCCACAATCTACGAAAGATTTGTTTTCTTAAACTGTAAAGTAATAATCTGGCAGCCACATACTGATAATTAGGATTATCAAGAGAAATTAAATCTGAAGCCGACTTTACTAAAATTTGTTGAATTTCATCTGTTGTCATACCATCATAAAATTGAAGACCAGAAGTCATCTCAACTTGTGAAGCTGAAACACCTGTAATGTCTTCACAGGCATATTCTACCATTTCGTGTATCTTTTCAATATTGAGTTCTTCTAAACCTCTGCCGTTTCTTTTCTTTACATTTATTATATCATTTGTTACCATTGTTTTCCCTTTTAATTACACTTCTTAAAGTAGTTTAGTTTAGCGACAGCTTCGAGTTTAGAATAAGTATTGGTACTTATAAGATTGCTTACTTCGTTTTTACTCATTCCTGAAATAATTAAATCATTAATATCTTTATGTCGCATGTCATCTGGCCACACGACAAGGTTGAATCCTTCTTCTACAATATCATACATTCTTTTAACAATCTCTTTGTTTCGAGGTTCGTTATCAAATATATATGTTATATTTTCAGGCGTCACTCTGTCAAATTTTAAGTCAGCACCAGCACACGCTATACTATTATCTATAAACATACTATCAATAGGACCTTCAACAATGTGAATATGTTGTTGAAGATTTAGGTTTTCTAAACCATAAATTTTATCTTTAGTATCGTCTAGTTTAATAGTTAAGTATTTTGGTTGTTCTTTACCAAATGCTCTGCCTTGAAAGGCAAAGACATCACCATTAACATCATAGAAAGGTATTATCAATCTAGGATGTTCGCCTTTTGTATGTGGAAAAGTTCCTGGTTTGTGTATGTTAACAAACGACATAAACTTATCACATAAAAAAAGTTTTGAATAATACTCTTTAGGTATCATTCTCTTTAAAATATATTTCTTCACAGGATGGTCGTCTTGTAAGTCGTTAATAGACTTCAAGTTATCTAACACACCTGTGTCTTTAAATTTGACTGGTTTAAAATCAAACTTAGGTTTTTGCGTGGAAGGAGCAGAGCCTTTGTATCGTTCTAAAGTATATCTTTCACTCATACTAGGGTCAATATACTTTATAAAGTTTTGTAGATTTTGACCCTCACCACAATTGTGGCATTTGAAAAACATATCGTTCTTTATACGATAGAAATAAGCTCTCGCCTTTGTTTTGGACTTCTTGGAATCACCACAATGAGGACATCTAAAGTTAAAAAGGTAATCACCTTTCTTCTTAAATTGTGATAATCTTAAAGATAGTTCATCTATAAATTTTAAATCAATATAACTGGACATAGCACTTTTCTCATAATATTCGATATACACATAATATACACTAAACTGACCAGATTGTCAATGCTGGAAAAAACTTTCCAGCGAAAAAAATACCTCCGCCATTCCGGCGCTGTTTTTTCAACAGAACCGCTCCAGCTGGAGGTCTACTTCATCATGGATAATATTTCTGAACCGTTTAAGGCAATAAACCAACCTATAACAAAAGCACCACCCATAATCAACCATCTGTATTTCTCTAGTATACCAACTCTCCCGCCAATGTCAAGCTTGAGTTGCTTAATTTCTACAAGTAATCGCTTTTCTACATGTTGGATTTCTTTTGATAATTCTCTATGTACATTATCAATTTCTCCAGCCCTCTCTTTGAGTTTATCAAAGATAATCTCATCAATTTGTTCTTGTCTCTGGATTTTCTCTTCGTGAACAGCAAGCATTTGCTTAATAGATGTAGATACATCTGTAAGTTTATCAATAGCCGTATCAATTCTACTATTAAGACCTTTTACATTCTCAATATCTTTTTTGATACCTGCGATTTCGACTTTGATTTCGGAAGTCTGTTGACCTTGCTCGTTCAACATTTTCTTACTGGCTCAACGGATTTTTTGCTTTAAGCTTAAGTTCTTCTAATTCTAATTTTAAAAGTTCAAGCTCTTTACTTAATACTGCTGTGTCTTTGACAACATTATTTGTTTTAACTTCAACTTCTTCAATCCACTCTTCGTTCTCTTCGATTGCCTTTGTATTATCTTTAGAAGATTTTTCTACAATTGCAATACCAGATAAATCTAGTTTACCAATTTTTTCTTCAACGACAGCAATTGCTTCGCTGTTTTGACTTATACCTGACAAATCATATGTTGCTGATTTTTTACCTTCGATTGCTGATAGTCTTGTATTGAATTCGCCCCATGTATAAAAGCCGCCACCAATAGCACCAATTACACCTACGAGAGCAGCGTAAGTTGAAAGTTTGTCCATTAAATTCTTCATTAATTACTCCTTAATGCGGCTATTTCTGCCTTTAGTTTATTCTTTTTAAAATCTATCTCGTTTAAGAGACGGTTTTGTACAGCAATTGGGTCATTACTTGTGTAGGCCGTTAAGGATACCTCTGTATATATCTGTTGCTGTTCTATTCTATTTATATTGTCAAAGAAATCATCATTAGGTATTCCAATCAATTTTTTTTGGTTACCGTATATTCTTTTATTTATATATTCGCCAATGTCTGGCTGGGTTGATTGTAAACCTACAGCCAGTACATAGGCAGTCGCATTTAACTTATCATCAACTCTTTTTAATTTAGCTTCTAATTTCTTAATTATTCTTGCAACCTTTTCGGTTATGCTGCTAACTTTGGTATCAACTGTCCCGTCTTTAATAGATAATTCTGATTTATCTTCCACAGTTTCGACATTGCTCTCCTTCTCCGTCTGTCCTTCTGTTTCCTCAGTCTCATCCACCTCTCGTTTAGTAGGTACAGTTTCGTCCTCTTGTCCAGTCGTCTCATCTTCTTCATTACTTTGTACAGTTTCCTGTGTGTTAGTGGTTTCAGGTTCCTCTGTGTTGTTAGTAGCATTCGTTTCTCCCTCTTCTTGTGAATTTGTTTCTTCAATTTTCTCTTCTTGAATTTCCTCTTCCTTAGCTGGGGTTGTTATTGCATTTTCTTCCTCCACGATTGTTGTTTCTTCGAATTTAGTTTCTTCTATCTCTTCTTCCATAGGAGGTGCTTTTATCTCTTCAAATTCTTCTTTAAATCCTGCCGTCATCATACTAGACACCTCTTCAAAGAATTCTTCCTCTGTAATACTCTCCTCTATTAATTGAGTTTCGAATTCTTCAATCAAATTCTCTTCTATTAAGACCTCTTTAAAATTGGTCTCAAATATCTCTTTGAATTCTTCTATTTTAATTTCTTTTATCTCTATCTCTTCTATTTCCATAACTGGTGGTAATAGAGTAATTTGTTCAAACTCTATCATCTCTTCTAATGGTGGTAAATCTTCAAGTATTTCTTCTACTTCAACAATTTTCTCATTGACATTTTCAATCTCTTCTTGTGTCTCTTCGGAAATAGGTGTGTAATTAATGTCTAATAATGTGGCAGTTAAACTTGCACCTATTAAATTAGGACCTACTGCGCCTGTATCACTAGGATTATTACCATCAACACCTTGCCATTGCCAATCCCAACCTCTAGCACCCTCGCCAGTATGAATTGCTGTATCTGTATATGTGTGTGATTGGTCTCTATAACCAGCGTCATTATTTCTTGTTTGTGTAGTGGTTACTAGAGTTGAACCATCTACATCTAATATTTTGATAGTTGTTGAAAAGGTATCTCTACCATTTGTTGCTTGACCACATTGACTTGATGAACCTGACCACTCACAGTTTTGCACCTCTGTGACAGCAGTTAAGTTTACACCACCATCTAAAGATGTGGTTGTGGTTGTATGAGAGTTTCCTGATTGAGTTGTTGTTGTGATATCAACAAGTGTACCAGAGGCTGATACTGTACCAGTACCTTGTGCCTCTAGTTCGTTATATGATTGTGAGAAATCTGTTATACCGTTAAGTGTGAATCCTGTAGCACTATCTATACCATCTATCGTTGAATTAGATGATTGTACATTCGTGTTTACGCCATCACCTGCGTTAGGTAATAAGTTTCCTGTGGTTGCTGTCTCAGCCTTACTTTGACTTGTCGCTAAAATCGTAAGGATTAAGGCTATGCACCCACATATAAAATTTGTATGCGCCATATATTACAATGCTACTCCAAATAATAATGCTAATGGTATCATAATCCATAATTTATTTATCTCCCGTTCCCGTTGAAATTGGTGATTGAAGTTTTTTTTTCTGACTTTTTTTCGACAACACCCTCACTAACTGTTTCTTTATCAACATCATTCCATGCTTCATTCTCTATTTCTGTTGATAATCTTTTTTTATCTTCTTCAATTTTTTTAAGTCTTGTTATTCTTTCTTCTTCGGCCTTTTTCTCTGCTTCTATTCTTTCTTCTTCAACTCTTTTAGCCTCTATCTTGTCTGCCTTTTGAACAACTTTTAATCTTTCTGTATATTGGTCATAGTCTGGTCTTAACTTACCATACAATTTCCATTGTGCTTTTGCGTCTGCTCCGATTTTGCCTTCAAAGGGGCATGGTGTCCCGGATTGTTCCATTGCAAAGAACACTCTAGGATCCTGACAAAGGATTGACACAGCCGCCACCTTCATTCCTAGGTCATTTAAAACTTTACTTAATTTTATTCTTTCACAATTTTCATCTGTTCTATATGTACCACCTGATAAACCTACACCAAATGTAGATACACCAGCACTCATTCCTACTACACATAAATCCTGTGACATTGCTGACATAGATGGAGATGAAGCTGAAGATACCACTCTAGTGTCACCTGAATAGGCGTTAGTAGTATTTGTTGTTGATGATGTGGTATTGCTAGACGAACCACTTTGGTATGTGGTTGTTGCTTCTTGGCTGTAACCACCAGAAATGGTAGTGTTAGAGCCACTAGTATTAGTTTGTGCGTTGGTCGTGGCACCATTTGAAGTGGTGTCCGCAAATGTCACTTGTGTAAATCCCATTACGAAACATAATAAAAGACCTGTAAATAGTCTTTTCATGTTTGTTTTTCCCTAAATGTGTTAAATCACATATCATTCATCATAGTATTATGAAAGTACCCATGCAAAATCTATGCAATCCTTGTGGATCCTTTCACAATATTATTATGTGTAGGTTATTAATTATATTTATACGATTAAGTTATTCAAGTATCAGAGCTTTAATTCCAACCGAACCGTCAATATTTGTTTCCAGCTCAGCCTTGGATTTTATACAAGAATACTGTACACTACCGTTGGCTTTAATTTGTCTCTCGGCTATCCTTTTTCCTTTGAGACAAATTGACATAGTGTCTTGGATTCTATGCTCCTTAATTTCATTATTTACAATCATAAGTAGCGCTACAATTGTTTCAATCATTAGTGTGTTCCGTTTCCGTTCTTATAGACAATCTCTCTGTCTGCGTCTTTTAGTTTTTCAATATCTTCTTTAGCCTTATTCATTTGTTCTTTTAAGAAACCGATTTCTAATTTGTTGTTCATCATACCTTCAATGTGTTCTTCCATCTTTTCCACGGTCTTATATAAATCCTCAATCAACATAAATTGCTCGGAATCGGCAGGTAAACTACCCATTTCACCTCTTGGCCATTTAATTCTAAACTCTGTATTCTTTTCCAAGTCAACTACTAACATTTCTGTTGCTTGTACTAAATCTTTTTCTAATAATGTTATTTTAGTTTCTGATATGTTTAGGCGTTCTACTATACCGAAATAGCTCCATACGCCAACGGCTACAGCACCGATTATAGCGAGCATATTCCTAATTGGCATTGCAACAGCTGTGTTGTCATCTACCGATATTGGTCTACTCATCTTTTACCTCTTCACTTTCATAGTATTTTTGGTACTTTTCTAGTATGGCATTTGTTTCTACCATTTTATTTCTTATTTGTGCAAAGTTCTTAGCTAACATTTCAAAGTCTTTATCTGTCAAACCCCATAACACCGGGTCTATACCATCTTTTTCTAATTTAGCAAACACTTCAGCGGCATTTTCACTTGTGATAATATGCCATTGAATTTTCTCCATTTGTAATGGAGTTGGTTTTTCTAAATTAAGTTTTGCTCTTGGTACTTCTTCTTTAAATATGCTTAATTCTTTTACACTACTACAACTAGTAAGGAATGTAGTTAGGATTAGCAATAGAAGGACACTCTGCATTAATTTCAGACTTCTTTGTAGCATTAATCTCTTTCTCCGTTAGTGGTGAACCACTTGCAATTTCAATACATCTCGCAGCTTTATCACCAGCACTATTAGTTATTCTTTCAATTACTTTTGTTTTTTCAATTGCAAGTAAACCAATGTCTCTGTTTTTCTTATTAAATCTTTTATCTAGTTCGGCAAAATCCGTTTTCAATTTACCCATTAATTCATTCAGTTCTTTGTTAGCCGTTAGTATGGCTTCAAAGTCTTTTTTTTGATTTTCTATTAGTATTTTTTGTTCAGATACAGCACTCTCTAACTTAATAGCATTTGCTTTTAAAATTGCATTATCTTTTTGCAACTTCATAACATAGAAGCCACCGCCGGCTAAGGCGGTGACTATAAGTCCTATAAAAAATAATCTAATTCCCATCCAATCAGTCCTTTTTTACTATGGATATAATTCCCCAAACAACGGCCGCCCATGCTAACATGTTAACAAACGGACCTCCTAATATAATCATTGCACCAAGACCAATCAAACCTGCGCCTGACCAACTTGACATCTCTTTTACTCTTGACATTATCCAGTTCATACTTGAACCTCCTTTTTATTTTATTTAATCTTAGCGTTGACTTTACGGTGTTTATTCCACGCCATAAAACCACCAAGTCTTAATGACCAGTAAGCTAAGTAGTTCATAAGATAGAAACCATTTACTCCGATACCAATGTCTCTAAAGATTTCGTCTGCTCTCTTTTGAGATATAGTACCTAATGTATCTGTCTTATTTTTTTTTAATAGTGTCTCAAACTTGTAAGCATAATCGTGTACCAGTCCACCTATTAAAAGCACACCAACTGGTGATAAAAACGGATGCAAGAATTTTGGTATACTTGCACCATCAAATTTAAAACCTGCTGGTATAACGAATTTCTCTCCGTTTAATGTGTATTCAAAATCTTTTGCGATTTCCCAATGTCTAACACCGAGTATCCACATTAAAATCATTTTGAAAAAACCTTTACCCTTTGTGGCAATCTTTAAAGGTTTCATTAACGGATAATCTCCGAATGAGAATGTGTGACATTTAGGTTTCTTTTTATCAAACAAATTGATAACAAAACCTAAAATTATTAAAGCAATTAAAACTGTCCACATCCAAAATTTTATTGCTAAACCTATTACTAGTTCCATACTAATCCTTTTTTATTACACCTTTTTTTTGTAAATACTTATACAAAGGTGTATCTTTTTTATTTTTACTTGCGTTCAAACCAACGCCTCTATTATCTCTACTGCCTGTTCCTTTTGGTGGTGTATCACCAAGAGAGGCCATAGGGTGTGCGTTATCTACGCCACCAATTCTAACACCTGTGACACCCATATATTCTTTAAAACTTTTAGTCATTGTTGTATTTATCTTTAAAGGTTTTGTACTCTTCAACATCTTCAACAAACTCTATCTTTTGTTCTTCGCCATCTATGGCGGTTTCTATCTTGGTAATCTTATCTAATACACCTTTTAAAACAACATTGTTATTATCATTGTTCTCTTTGATGTTTTTACCAAGTCTTTTAAGAATGTCAGGTTTTTTTTCTTTTGGTTTTTTACCATTTGGATTCATGTCAACACCGCCACCTGCAACAGAATTAGCTGGGGCGTCTTCACTCATCTTATTAATTATTTCATCAATCATTTCTTTATAATGCTTTGGCATAATCGTACTCCGAAACCAGTTCGCCGTCTTTTTCATATATGTCTATGCCGAAACAAGTCATATATGGCTCTGCGTTTATCTCTGGTATTTCTCTAACTTCGTTTAAAATTTCATCATAAAGATTTTCTTCTTTTAAATGCTTTATGATGGCACTCTCTATGGCGTCTTTGTAATCAGCATATTGTTTATCTTCTTTGATAAGTAATGCTAATGCAACACCAAAAGTTCCTAATCTACTGCCTAGACCGGCCTTTCTCAATATTCTTTTCAGATTAAATACAAATCTATGAAGCATAGTATAATGTTTTCTATCTGAACCAGTTTTAATGGTCTTCATAGGTCTCAATGTCTTACCATCTTTATCTATAATGCCTCTTTTAAATGCCTCTGTTTTTTCAAACGGAGTTACCAGCATTTTGACAACACGATAAGTTATTAAAAAATCAATTGCTCTACTCATAATTGTGTTAACATTTCCTCTGTATTTCTATCTGCTTCCATGTCAATAAATTCATGTGGGTATAGATAGTCAAGATAATTAAATATAGCTTTTAAAATCGGCCAGTATTCTTTATCTATCTTAAATAACAATAGCGTTATTGCTCCTTCTACACCAAACACATTAGATAATACAACGATATGGTTTAATACCAAACGAATTTTCATCTCATGGGTTATTTTATATCTACGAAATAACCTTTTGAGGTATTTAAACCTCTTCAAGTCATCATAAAATTCGACTTCTTTTTCTAAAGTCGGGTTATCATATGTGTGTTGTGCATATAATAACCAATTCTCATTGTTTATCTCTTTGAACATTTCACTTTACTCTGTTAGATTAAACTAACTTTGCAAAGACTTTAGATGTTCCTGTACTTAATGTTTCGTATTGCACTTGCAATTTTAGGCCGCCCTCTTTTCTATGAGAAATACCGTCATCATTAATATCGGAACCGTCAATGTCTTTACCAAATCTTCCGCCGAATTGTGTCACTTCTAAATTGATTGTACCTTTGTCCTCTTTAATAGCAGGGACTTCAAAGCTTAAACCAATTGTTTGTAATTTTTCTCGTAGTTGATTAACAGCCGCTTCACAATTCATATATTCTTGATTGCCTACTGCACCTACAAAAGCATTTACTTTTTTAAGAACATCAGGATTGTCAATGTTGTGAGCACCGATATTACTATCTTCGGGTGATACACTTGTCGTTGTACCCACTTGCCCAGCACCATATTTACCTTGATGGTCTTCTTTGATATGCTGTTTAAATGTTTTCATTTTTTTCCTCGTTATTTTCTTTCTTCTCGGTTTCTTTATCTGCCTTTTCAGGTTTGACATTATCTTCCTCGAAGTCTTCTAAAACTTTTTCATTTATATAAGTTTTAAATTTTTTCATTTACTTAACTTCCGCCACACTTTGTTTTAAGGCTTCTTCGTCATCACTAGGTTTCAACATATTAATAAACTTATCATTCTGTTGAACAGCACCATGTAAAGCATTTAAGTTTGCTCTCATAGTACCTAAATCATATTCAACCTTTTTTATCTCTGCATTTAGTTTATCAAATTCAGTTTTCAATAGTGCCTTTTCATTTTGTAATGTTTCTAAATCAATCATAATTTATCTCCTAATTAGGCTACTGTGTAACCGTGGCCTGCAATGATATTCCAGTTTGAGTTCTTATACATTAAAGTTACCGTTTCGCCTGGAGCATTTAATGTAATAGTAGTGTGACCATTCAATGAAGTTGGTGTAATCACTACATCATTTGTACCACTTGCTGAAGTATTAATGATTGTTTTGATTTGACCGTTATCGCCGTTTGCCAATGTACAAGGAGCAGCAGCTGATGTTGCTACTACCTCTGTAATTGATTCCGATACACTAATTGCACTTACTGTTGAACCATCACCTGTGATAGCTTGTGAAGCTTGTTTTAAACCAATCCATGTAGGAATGTTATTGAAAACATTTTCTGCACTTACTGATTTGTTGATTGGTGTTCCACTTGGGTCGTCCACAATGTGAAACAAGTCTGCCTGAGCCAAGGCTGAGCCAAGGTCAGTTAACTGTGTTATTTTCTTATCTGCCATTTTTTCTCCTTTAAACCCTTTCGGGAATTCTACTTGCGCCAGTTGACGCAATCACTTTATTAATAATATATAGGCGACCCCGAGGAGCCGCCTATACGATTTTACTTATTAGTAACCAGACATTGCAACTAGAGTAGTATATTGTACTCTACCTGCTCTACCACCTGAACCAGTTGTTTTTAAATTCCAACCGACATGTGCGATAGCACCTGATTGTGTTTCGTTGTCTGCATAATTGAATAAACCATGCGTAGCACCTGTAATAAAGGTACCAGCAGAAGCGTTTTCAAATAAAGCAGTTCTATTAGAGGTACTACCCTCTACTTTAAGACTTGCAGCTGCCCATAATGGACTGTTAGCGGCGTTGTCTGTAATTCCCCAACTTGACATATTATTCTCTCCCTTTTAGTTGTTAAATAGGTACTCAATTTTTAATATCGTACTACTATTTATAAGGGGGAAATTTAAAAGCCTAGTTTTTTCAACTCGGAAATGGTTTGTGAGGCAGTTTTGAATGTAATACCAGTTCCACCTCTTTGGGTAAACTCTTTGGTATTCTTCTCGTAATCATCAATTAGTATAGAACCAGGACTTGCATAGTTCTTTTTCTGACTTCTCATTACTAGATTGATTTTATTACTAGGTATTCCAGTGTTTCTCATAGCCCACTTCTTCTTGCCTGGAATGCAATTAGGGTCGTGAGCATGTTCTACATATGCACTTAATATATGTGGATTGTATTTCTTGACAAAGGCAAATAGTTTCTTACCCTCTGCTAACCATGGTCCGTCTGACCAAAATTTCTTGTTAGCAATGATTGGGTCCCATCGCTCTTTTCTACCAAGTTTAGTCCATTGGTCAATTGTAAGACCAGTAGTCTTTTCAATGTTCTTTACAAAGTCAAATAGAACACCATCCATATCGAGGTATATTCTTGGTAAATTTTTCATAGTGTATCCTTTTTTATTATGACTATATTATAACACAAGGTTACACATAAGGCAAGCGAAAAAAACACCTTTTTTGCTTATTTGTTGTAAGAAATCTCTGGTTTTGTATCTATTTCAGTAGGTTTTGAACCAGTATCAGTAGTTTTTTTGTTCTTATTTTGTTCTGCTTCTTTTTTAGTCTTCTCATCTGGTTCTCTCACCATATCTCTAGTATCTTCGTTCTTACCTTTGTGCATTTTATCTAATTTATTAAAGAATGCTGTCTTTTCTGCGTTAGACATTGCACCGATACCTTTACCAGCTTTTTGTAGTTCTTTTTTAAACAGGTCTTGATAAGCACTATCGTTCATGTGTTGTGATTTCTCTTTGATAATCTCTTCCAAAGAACCTGGTTTATGATTTAAATATGACATTTTAGTTTCCTTTATTTACTGTTTCGTCTTTAACTAGTCTATCTTTCAAAACGCTAGTCATTAAATTTAATGATATTTGTTGAGGTCTTTCTTGCCAACCATACCATTTTGTTTTCTTACCAGTATTCCAAGGTGGTTTTTTATCTACCGAGAAATATTGTTCAGAGGTTACATCAAAGATTTGATTACCGTCTTGTAACCACCAATGTTTTTCACCTCTATAATCTTTTGCACTAACACCTATTAAGCTGTCAGTATCAATTAAATAATATAAAGCTTGTGACGCATGGTAACAATGTCCATAATACTTTACATTGTTTACATCATTAGGATACATTACTTTTTTTCTACCTTTTAATAGTTCAGGTGTCAAATTTTCTTGTATCAAATCCATCACATGATATATCATTTTATATGGAAAAGGTTTGTATTTTAAAATTCTACTTTTATATATTACATTACCTTTTGCATAACAATGCCGTACCACTTCTTTCATAATATAAAAAAACCTTAATCTACATTAAATTCGGGGTCTGCCTTTTTAATAGCAGCTTTAACTGCATTAGGATTACCTGTTTCAATTTCAAATGAAGCATTTGGTTCTCTTTGTGTAGGTTTTTCTTTACTTTTAATTCTACCACCCGCTCTTTTAATTGCGTCTTCAACATTTTTCATATCTCTACTTGCTTCATAAGATTGTGATGGTTCATATTCTTTAAAAGCATATAGACTTGCTTCTTCTAAACTCTCACCTTTTACTTTAGCAGCTAAATCTTTATCTGCACCACCCCATGTTCCAGAGGATTTTGTTATGAATGAATTTACTCTAGCGAAAGCCCATTGTTGCTGTGTAGTACCTGGTCGGTGTCCACCTCTCCAAGCGGCCATGCCTCTATCGTAAACTTTTTTTAGAATACCGTATGACATTCCAGATTTTTCTGCTTTGTTTTTCAATCCTTCTATTTGTTCGAACATCTGTTTAGCAGGATGTTCAACATGTTCTCCAAGAATTGATTTTACCACTCTCAACGGTAACTTCATTAACTTAGCAATCTCACTTGATGACTTACCATCTTTTTGCATGGCGTCAATCTGTGACATCTTACCCTCACCATACATCTTCTTGTACTTTTGTGTGAATTGAGACGGTTTTGTTTCTGCGTCTTTATCACCAGGTGCTGGACTGTTATCGTTTTTAGTTGTATCTTTTTTAGCAAAGTGATTTGCTCTACTGTCTTTAGTATCTTTTGATAAATTTTTATAATACTTTTTAGGTTGAGTACCATCTTTTGACTTAACATCTTTGTCTTGTGGTTGTGCGTCTAAATCTTCTTTCTTACCTAGAAGTTTATCAGCAATCTCATGTCCTTTTTTGATAGTAGATTTCTCTAATGGTTTTTCATCATTGAATTTCTTTTTAGCAGTTGACATACCAATTGCATATGCTTTATCTTTTGACATATTTTCATAGGCTTCATTTGCTCTTTTTAATGCGTTAGCAACATCTTTATGTTTAGATAAACCTGTTGCAAGTTTCTCAATAGCCTTAACTGCACCTGAATAATTACCTTGTTTATATCTAGGGTCATTTAAGATACCATATGCCATTTTAATTTGTTGAGTTGAAAATTCATTAAGATTTTCTTCCCACATTTCTTTAACGGCTTCTTTTTGTTTCATCATCTTATCTTTAAGATGTTTGTATGCAATACCAACTTGAAGTAATGGCTCACCAGTTTCTGGATTTACCAACTTCTCTGTTTCTTTTTTGGCAACTTTAGCTTTCTCTGTCTCTGCTTTAGTTTTTAGAGCATTGATTTCTGCGTCTTTCTTTTCAAGTTCAGACTTTAATTTCTCTGCGTCACCACCTTCTTTTTTCGTTTCTGTATCAGCAATTTGGTCAGGTTCATTCTTCTTAGCAACCTTTTTAGGTAGTTCTTCTTCCTCTTTTACTTCTACAAATAATATTTCTTCAGCTTTTAGACCGTTTCTTTGAGCGGCTAATTGCATGTCTAATATTTTTCTCATGTTACCTTTTAACATAACCTTTGCACCTGCACCAGAACCAACTAATGTTGCTGTGACGCCGTGTTGTTTTGCTAAAGACATCATGTTAGTGACTTCTCTATCGTTTCTGAAATTAGTAATAGTACCAGTACCCTCATTGATTACATCTTCGTAAGCAGGCACCCAATCTTCTAACTTCATTCCTTTTTGTACCATTCTTGATAATGCCATGGCTGATAAGAAAGGTATCTTTTTGTTCTTTAAATCTTTTAATGCACTATCAGGTATCTTGTCAAACATTTTTCTTAATTTGTTTGCATTATCCATAGATATTCTTTTGCCTCTCAAGCTTTCATACTCTTTGGCTAATTTATCTAGTTGTGCTTTACTAAAATTTTCATCTATTAGGTCTTCATTCTCTTCAATTAGTTTTGAAATCTGATTGATGTTTGCATGTTTAATAGCAAGTTGTGTTGGAACATCCATTGCTTTAAGCATTTTCTTGATAGCAGGTGTAATATCACTTGCGTTCTTTCTTGACCATACAGTTTTTAAATTTTGAATTTGTTTTGCGTCTAGTTTAGACTTGAAATAATCATCAACATTTTCATTGTAGTCTTGTTCAAGTTCCTCATTTGTCATTTCTTCTTTGACACAATTAGGTACTTGTTTACCACCTTTCATTTTCATGCCTCTTTGAGTCCAACCTACCCAACAAGCCTCTGTAATAGGGTCGTAATTATCTTCGTCAGCGCTTTCATCAATGGCATAACTCTCTGCTCTTACTGAAGCATGATAAAAGTTTTTAAGGTCTGTAGCATACTTGTTAAGGTCTGCACCTTTACCATCTACTTTCATAACCATACCTTTTGCGTCAATCGTAAAACCTTGTTTTGCTAAGTCAGTTGAGGCCTTTGACATATCAGCCATAGATTTGAATGTGACTGTCATTTTTTTAAATTCGTTAATAGGCTCTCTGACTTGTTGTAAAGCCTCGGAGAATGTCTTTCTGTATGCGCTTATTTTTTTCATTTTAGTTGTCTACCTTTGCTCCGCTTCTCCATTGATAACAAGACCAATATCTAGCTTTAGTTTTTGGACCAGGATTCTCACAATTGTGTCTGGCTCTGAAATTTTTTCTACGATTAGGGTCGTCTCTTTTGATTTCCATATTAGGGTCACCAAATGTGACTTTGACCACATTACCGGTTTCGTTTTTCACATATACGGCAAACTTTTTAGGTCCACCTGGAGTTCTCATAGGATTGTTTAGTGTGACTTTCTTACCTTGATGTTCAGCCTCTTCTAAAGGCTCACTCTCATGTTCGAATATACACTCTTCACACTTCTCGTCTATATTATCCCACTCTTTTAATGACTTCATTATAGTTTCTCCAGAATTTTTTGGACAACCTCATTTAACTTGGCCTTCCAATGTTCTTTATATCTTTCTCTATATTTATCTATTGTGGATTTTGAAGATGACCATTCTTTGATATCTTTTTTAGATATATCAGTAGTCTCTGGTCTAGTTGTGACTGGTTTACCACTACCAGATTTAGATGGTTTGTAGTTATCACCCTTATGTTTAGGGTCATATCCATCTTGGCCTGGTGTCATTTTCATTGTGTGTTGTGCATAATCTTGACCTATATCATAACTTTCATTGTTCCACTCGGCAAAACCTTTCATCTTTTTAGTGTCTGGTTTAGATACTGCCTCAAATCCATAATCAATATTAGTGTTGTATTCTCTAATGATTGCCTCTTTATCACCTGCAATAGGTGTACAATCCCATATCCATGCCTTATGCATGTTATTATTAGTATCTTCTAATACAACATAATTCGTACTTCTTCTAACAACCTTACCCTCTATGTCATTGTATTTTACTTTATCATCTATGTTAAAGATTTGTTCTCTGATATAAAGGTCTCTTACTTGTTGTTGTTCAAATTCTTTTAATGATACTATTCTATTTTCAGGTACATAACTAGCCGCTAAATTCATACCTTTTCTAACATCTTTCATCATGGCTTGTGCGTATGTACTATTTGGTAATCCTTTTTTGAAACTATCTAAATCACCTTTTGAAGCTGCGTCTCTCATCTTACTAGCACTCATACCTGTGGCACCCTCGGCGTCAGGATCCCTTTCACCAGCAGATACAACTTTGATATCTTCGAAGTCATATAAACCATGTCTTGATGATACACCATTATATTTCTTTAGTATAGTTTCGAATTCTCTTACTCTATCTGAACCTGCAACCATTGTTATGCTTGTATAACCTTTATTATGCAACATGGTAGCAATATCTAATATCATATTAGTCTTATTGATTTCTATATTTCTTGCATGAGCAGGAAACAATTTCTTCATATAAGATAGTTTTTGTGTAGGAGTTAATGGATTCTTTTTAGGGTCATTACTTCTACTTAAATAAATTTTATGGTCATTTGTTGATAACGACTTAACTTTCTTAATAAGTTTTTCGTGACCAATTGTAGGTGGATTAAATCTACCAAATGTAAATGCAACTGTCTTACTTTTTGCCTCTTTGAGACTATCAATCTCTGCGTCTGTTACCTCACCATCATCTAAAATCTTTTTACACTTCTTATAGAAAGCAAGATAGTGGTATTTCTCTAACATTTTATAGACCACATTTTTAGGTAATCTATTCTTAATGCCAAACTTTTGTATTTGGTCTGGTGTCATATCTGTATCAAAGGCTGCTCTTCTATCTGCGTCAATGCCATCACCAATTTTGATAATATCTTTTATACTATCTTCTATCTCTTCTAATTTCTCATTAATCTTTTCTTGTAAGTTTAGAATATCATCTGGTTGTAATTCTTTTAGTTCATCATAGTCAATGATATCTCTTTTCATTTCACCTTTGACTACATCTAACTCTTGTACTTTTTTATTGAAGTCTGCAATATAAACATTAACATCAAACTTAAAATCTTCTGGTCTTTTTACAAACTTATTACCCTCAATGTCAAACACGGCGTCTGCCTTTTTGTTTTGGTCATCATAAGTTTTTTTATCAGTTATAAAATAATAATTGATAGGGTGTTTAGTACCAGGTATTAATTTACCTTGAATGTTATCTGGATTACTTACAGACAAATACTTTTTAGATAGTCTTAATCTTTCTTCTTCTTGCTTATCAGCAGGTACATCAAACAATACATTTAAATCCAAGTCTGCGTCATTTCTATATCTCTTTGTAAGAATAGAACCAATAAGAGAAACTTTTAAAACAGGATATTCTTCTTCAAACATCTCTAGTTGTTTGTTAATCAATACAACAACACTAGGTTTGATTTTAGGATTAGAAGTATCAGCGTCATCAAATACTGCTGGCGCATAGTTCTTTCTCGGTATATCAATAATGCTTTCTAGTAATCTCATGTTCTTCTCTTTAATTTTCTTTCTGTTGCCATCCATCTTTTAGCTGTGTATGACTGAATTTTATTACCTAATAATCTTCTAACTGACTTATCAACTTTATTCATAACAATTGTTGTAAGTTCTTTCTCATTTTTACTGTTGTCAACAATAATCATATTAGACATACCATATAGGTTTTGAAATCTACCAATATTGGCTTGTACTGCCGACCATGATTTTCTTGTAATATATTCTGGTACAGTTCTATCTCTTTTTGCGTTTCTTTCTAATGCAACATCTAAACTTGTGTTGACAAATATCATATAACAATCATAACCTAATTGTCTTAACTGTGCCGTCTGTGATTTAATCTTATCGTAATCTCTACCAGTACCATCAATGACCATACCTAATCTACCTTTGATTGATAAGTCCATTTGATTGCCAGTCATAGCCTTTGCTCTGTCTCTAATAATATCTCTAGCCTCTGCCTCATCTTCAGGCATTTTAAGAGATAGATTATTTTTTTTCAATGACATTTCAAATGCATTATCTGAATTAATAACTCTTAATCCTGTTCCACCAAATGCACCTTTAGTCACAAATGATTTACCAGAACCTGGACCACCTGCAAGGAAGAATGCCTTGAATATATTTTTATCGTACAAGCCTTCTTGTAGGTCTTGAAATCTTATGTCGTCAAAATTTTTCATTTTACTTTACTAATTATAGTTTTTGCTATACCCTCTGGTGTGCCACCCTCTGCTTTAATATTTATTATCTCATCTTTATAATGTTGTAATAATGGAGCAGTTAGTTCGTGATACACTTTAATTCTTTTCTTAATAATTTCTGGTTTATCATCTGCTCTACCTCTAGCAGTTAACCTTTTAATAACTTCTTCCTCTGATACGACTAGGTTAATTACATAGTCATATTTTATATCAGCGGTTTTCATCTTCTCTGCTTGTTCTACACTTCTTGGAAAACCATCAAAGATGTAACCTTTTTGTGCGTCTGGTTGTTCTAGTCTATCACTTACTGCTTTGATAACAATAGGTGTAGGTGCAAATTCACCTTTCGCTAATAATTCTTTTACTTTCTTACCATCTGGTGTATCTGTCTTTGCCAACTTTCTCATCATGTCACCAGTATAGATATGTGGTATCTCTAGTTCTTTAGATATAATTTCTGAATAGGTAGATTTACCAGAACCTGGACCACCTATCATTATAATTCGTTTTCTACCTAACGCTTCGAATATATAATCTTTAAAACTCTTCACTAATTCCATCCTTTTGGTAATGTAAAATTGGTTCTACTAAATTCTAATCTATCAACCAGTTTAACTGCACCAGCAACTCTATCAACTGCAACATAACCCTCTGGTGCTGTCACTCTATAACCTGTTGATGTTCTAATGAAGTTACCGATACTCTGTATCTGGTTCATCTTTTGTAGTAAAGTATTTTTACAATTTGCTAATGTGATATGACTTGCAATCGCAAAGTATAATGCTTGTTGATTTCTTTTGATAAAGTCCAAACCCTCTTTTTTCTGTTTAATAAATTTCTCTTGACCTTTTGGTGTTTTTCTGCTGTCTATTTCTGCTTGCAACATATTTTCATAGTAGTCAGCAAATTGTTTTTGCATTGTTGAAACTTTTTCCATACCACCTTTTGTGGTTCTAATATACATGTTGAAGTAAGTTTTTAATCTGTAACCAACCGAGTTTGCGTCTTGACTTGTCTTTGACATTTCGTTTAGTATAGGGGCAGCTTTTGATAAAGAGCCTTGAGCCATTTTTATTTGATTATCAAAAGCCGCAAGTTCAGATTTATTGAACATTACTGAACCAGATGTATCTTTATATTGAGCAGAAGCCATCCAAACTCTACTTGATGTAGAACCTTTTACGGATCCAAAACTAGCATTTAGTTTGTCCATTGTTTTACCACTATAACGAGTATGAAACACTATACCCATTTTAGCACGAGCAATCTTTTTACCAACACCACTAGAAGCTTGTACTGCATATGTGATTGTATTAGGTGTAAAAGAAATCATACTTTCACCATCTATTGTGACCGATTTAGTATCATCTGTAAACAATAGGTCGCCTTGTAATATGTCGGTAATACCTACTCTACTTAACTCACTCAAACAAACTTTTAGTTTTTTTGCAACTACGCCTGAATGGTTACGATTGATGTCCGCTACTGTATAATTTATTTTGGGAGTGACATTGAATACTGATTTAGTACCAACGAAGAATTTATTGTTTTCTGGATTTACACCACAAACAATGGCAGGAGCTCCGTCCCACTTAACGGTTACATTGAGCTTACCGCCCACAGAACCGGCCAACATATTTCTAGTTGACTTTAAAAAGTTAATTGCGTTTTCGCCACCTTTTGAACCACGATTTATTATATCGTCTTCTAGGTGTTCGAGATGTGTATTTGTTCCACTTGATAGGAACCCTTTAAAACTAAACATTTTCTTTCCTCAATTTTGTCCATTATACCAAAAAAATTCAACATTGTCAAGCCTTTTTTCATCAATTCCATAAATAAATCACAATTATATTTATCCACTTAAACCATTATACTTCACAGCCAAGTTGAAAAATTGTCCTAATTTGTGTTCCACACCAACTTTATTAGACCGGACTGCCATATTCATGGTTCCTAACACTTCACTATACCGTTTTATTCTAATATCGAAGTTTTGTTTAGATGAAATAGATACCATACCCTCTATACTTGTCGCTTTTGCTAATAATACATTCAATCTATTACTATCTTTCATCTCTCTGTATGTGTCATTTACAGCCTTAATTATGATAACTGGAACATCACTTTGTTTAAGTATCTCACTTCTACAATACTTCTTAAATGTCTCAAAGTCTTTGGTCATTGTATAGATTAATTTGTTTCTGATAATAGCCAAGTTAGCGTCATAGTATTTTTCATACATAGACAAGTTGTCTCTTTCAAAAGCCTCTAATGCATTAAAAGTATTTGGTCTTTCTGACCCCTCATCATATGATTTACTTGTAATACCTGGTATTTTAGAATAGGTATTTTTATACAAGTCCTCTTTTAATCTTTTAATCTGCGTACCTGAAGGTTCGAAATGGTAGTACACTCTATTTACATATGTGTTCAATAGAGGTTCTTTTGTACTCTCACCACCAGCCTTCAAGGACACCCCGAGAATAGAACCATCAGCAAAGAATAAAACTATATCAGCAGGTGAATTTTTTGGTACACCATCAGGTTTGGCTCTATAAGTCCAGAATACCTTTGTAATCTTTTTATTTTTATCTTCATCTTCAAGAAACTTTGTAATAGCAACTGCGTTCTTCATCTTCTCCATAAACTTGGAAGACCTTGGCATATCTTCTATGAAATCTACACCTGCTTTTTGGTCATTTCCAAGATAACAAGCTTGTTTTTGAGGATATGTTAATATCTTTTCATATAGTTTCTCTGGATTTCTCTCTTTACAACCATTCAAAAAAGCAATGCAAGGTATTAATTCTGTAATAGTCGAGTTTAATGTGGTCTCTGTCATACCACCTGACATAGGTTTATAAACAAGTCTTACTGTAAAATTACCTAATGTAAACTCTGTAATGTTTTCACTAGACAGACTAGTCTTTCTCTCTTGTACAACTACCTTTTGTGCCTTTAGGTGGTTCTGTACATTTCGTCTAGCGTCTGCTCGATTTGAAGCCCTAATAAAGTAAACAACAATTCTACTTGTCGATTTCTTTATATTGAATTCGAGTTTACCTCCTGCCTTAGCAGAAGCTTGTTCTATAAGATGTGATTGTTGCTTGTTTAACATTTGCTCTCCTCATATATTTATAAGAAGAGTTTTACATCATATTAAGTATTAAGTCAAGCGTATTTTAGATTAAAAGATATGGTAATTCTATCATTATCAGTAGTATTTTTTAATATACCATGTCTTAAATATGGTGGAAATAATATAAGTTTACCTACTTCAGGTTTGTGATAAAATCTATCTGTTTGTGGTACTGTTAAATCAAAACAACTTGCTGTGTCGTTAGGATTCTCAAAGAATATACTACCATCTTCACCATTTGTTTTATAGTAATAGACACCAGATACATCTGATAAACTATGATTGTGTATGTGACCAAAATCATCTTTATTAAATTTAGAAAACCAAGATTCCGTAATCTTAAAATCTTTAGGCAATCTTGAATTAGTATCATTTATAAATTGCTTTAAATGAAATCCAATTTCCTTTTTTAGTTTGTTTAATTGTAGTTCTTCTATCACACAATTAAATTCACCTTGAAAATTGGTTGTAATCATATGAGTTTTACCCCATGATTTAGGTCCATATTCAAAGTTAACTTTATGAATTTTATTATTGATTTCTGTTTGGACTTCTTCATCATCCAACATAGTATAATATACTGGTGTTGGAAATATCCATTGGGTTTTCATTAAACGAACCTAAAATTATGAAGAAACTTGGGAATACCACCATTAACTAACCATACTTGATGTTTATTTTGAAAGTCACATAAATGTTGTGCGTCTTCTTCAAAATAATATTCACCAACTACATTATCGGTAGGTTTTTCGTGTACTTGCCATACGATTTTAGATTTTCTTTTTACTGGTGATGTGGTATATGTTAGTTTTTTAATGACATTTCCTCCTGGTCTTTTGTCGCCTTTATGAAATCTTACTTTTTGTGTTTTTCTAGGCATTATTTGTCAAAGTGAGTTGTGAAGAAGTAAGATAATGTGACTTTACCAAAACCTTTTGTCTCCGGTTGTTTGAATTTAATTGCTGTACTTTCATGTAATAAAAATGATGGAAAGACCAACACCTTATTGTCTGCAAATTTAGATGTTTCATTTAAGTCTGCAAATTTTATATCTCCACCTTCAAACTTCGATTGGTCTTTTGCCAACCATAAGAGTGCTGTAAACATGGCTCTGTCTGTGTGAGGTTTATAAAAACCACCTTCTTCATAGTAATGTGCAATAGTAGACCAACTTTCACAAGAGGCAAAATTTCTAAAATCAGGTATACCTTTTGCAACTTCTTTTACTGTTTCATGTAATTTATATCTTACTCTACATATAGGTGACACATCAAAACCTACATCTGAATAAACTATATTAGGAAACATTCTAAACGAAGAAGCTAATTTTTCTCCTGTAACCTCATCTGTTGTAGTTGTCCAATCTTCTTTATTACTATTGACAAGATAGTCTTTATTATTAAATGCCTCTAGTTCATACCATACAGCCTTCTTTTGTTGTTCATCTAAAAAATTATCTATTTCTAAATATCTCATATCTTAAAATCACTAAACTTATCGTAAGCGTCCTCTTTCTTAACTTGACCACTATCTACAATGTTTTGTGCGTTTTGTTCAACATCATACAATCTCATTTTTGCTCTGTCAACACCAACAATAAATGCTCTGTTGATACTAGGGTCATTATATCTGTTCTTCAACTGTTTTACTTTCATCTGACCTAGTGCTTCTAGTTCTTCGTTTGACATTAAGGCAAACATAAAGTCAGCAGTTGCCGGAAGACCAAAGGATTCGGAAGTATCTTCAAGACCAATATCTGTACTCACAAAACCAGTTCTTGTTGTTTGTGTGGCAGAAAATATAGGTACATTATGTTCTACTGCAAGACCTCTTAACTCTTCAGCAATCGCCTTGATATAGAAGTAAGATGATATATTACCACCTTTAAATCTACTTGATGAACATATATTTAAATAGTCAATAAAAATAACATCTGGTTTAAATGATTTCTTTAAGGCAAGTTCATTAATCAAAGATTTAAAATGGCCTGTATGAGCAGACGCTGTAGGATATTCTTTGATGATTAACTTGCCTGTTGTCTTCTTATTCAATTGAGAAACTTTGTTATCATACAATTGTTTAGGCATATCATGTAGGTCATCCATAGTGACATTGAATAGATTAGCGTCTATTCTTTCTGCAATTCTTTCCTCTGCCATCTCTAATGTGATATATAATACATTTAGACCTTGGAGTAAATAACTAGCAGCTACATGACACATAAACAAAGATTTACCAACGCCTGTGCCGGCAAGAGCAATGTTCAAAGTTTTACTTGGAACACCACCTTTAGTAATCTTATTGAAATAATTTAGGTCAAACTGAAACTTCTTCTCTTTGGTATGATACCATTCAAATCTTTTATCTGCGTCTTCAACATAGTCGTGACCTACTGACTTGTCAAATGAAACGGCCAATGCCTCTGATAGAATATGTGGTATTGCCTCTGCCGTTTGTTTCTTATCTTTACCATCAAGAATAGTAATACCAGATAATACAGCATTGTGAACGGCACGGTCTTTACAAAACTTTTCTGTTGTGTCTAACAACCATTGTGGTTCGGCTTCTTCTTCACTTAAACCTACAACCATATGTCTTATGGCAGTATGTTCTTCTTCATTAATATCTTTTCTCTGATTAAGTTCTATGAGAATGGCGTCTTTAGTAGGATTGTTTTTGTACTTATCAACAAACTTATATATTTCGCCGTACAATAGTTTTTCAGTTCTATTTGTAAAGTAGTCTTCTTTGATGAAAGGTAAAACCTTTCTTGTGTAATCTTCATTGAAGAAGAGATTACTTAATATAGTTGCTTCAATTCTATTATTCACTTTCTATCGCCGTCCCATTTTTAATTTGTTCATCTAATACTTCTACAAGTATATCACCAATATAATCTATAAATGCCTGATTGTCAAGTATATCCTTATCATGTGGATTTCTTAATACAGTATAGTCAAATATTACAGGCAAGGTGCCATCTGGCTTTTCATCTTTGCCAAATCCTACTTTACCATACTTATAGATTATGTCTTTGTAATCGCCTTCGGTAAGTTTGATACAAGTTGTGTCTTCATGTTCGTTTTCTACGAACACAAATGGTCTACTCGTCTTCGTCTTGTCCGTAGGTAAATTTTTGTTTGCAATGTTCATCAATCTTATCCAATACCTCTTTTGTAAAATATTTTTCAGGCTCTGTGTTGATAGATTTACCAAATACTTTTGTGCCATCTGGCATTTCATATCTAGTAGATACTTTCTTAAACACACCACACTCTTCACCTAGTTCTAACAGACCATAATGTCTATCTAAACCTTGTTTGTATGATAGTCTTACATCAATTTGAGCATTCTCTTTTGTTATTCTGGACTTATAATTTTTACAATGTACAATATTACCAACTACTTCGGTACCTTCTTTTTCTTTTCGTTTACCTAGATAGATGATTGATGAAGCAGCGTACTTCAAACCTGAACCGCCACCCATTTCTTTTTGTGGGAACATAGAACCAATTACATCATATGTGTGATTGGTCATAATCATAGGAACACCTGCTTGACCTAGTTTTAAAGTCAATACACGGAAAGTAGATTTAACAATTTGTGACCTTGTCATATCTCTTGTCTCTTTACCAGCAGCCGTATCTTCCATTTCTTTTGTAGTAGATAACATACCTAAACTATCTAATACAAACATCATAGGTTTTCTACTACCCTCTGGTTGTTCTAAATATTTTTCAATGACTTTGATTGATTGTGTTCTAAATTCTTGTACTGTTGAAACTGGCATTACAACTATTCTACTACTATCTACACCACGACTTTCAATCATGTCTTTAGAAACTGCATTTTCACTCTCGAAGTAAATCACACCTGCTTCTTTGTCTTGTTCTAAAAAAGACTTAACAACACCTAATGCAAAGAATGTTTTACCTGTTGCAGCTTCACCGGCGATTGCCGTAATTCTACTGTTTGGCAGGCCACCATAAATGGAACCCGATAGAAGAGCATTGAATGAATACGAACCTGTGTCGATAAATCCACTCACATCTCCTCCGGCAACACCGTCTTTAGCCAATGTGGCGTATTCGTTGCCTGTTGTCTTAATAATATCTGTTAAAAAATTACTCATACTTTTTCACCTCACTTTTGTTATAATATACACTACTAGTTAGCTTTTGTCAATGGTGGAATGTTCAACATAATCCTTATCTGAAGGAATAGGTGTCATCTTCATATTATTATACCTGTCTAAAAAATAATGGTATTTTATTGATTTATAGTCGCCGTTTAACCTATGCAACTCTCTTATATAGTCTTCATGTGGAATGATACCGACATCAATACTAGTATTTTCTCTGAACCTAAACTGTAAATTCTTTTGGTATTCCACCTGATATACCCCCTCTATTAACCCACTATTCATATTTTCGGTGTATTTTTTACAGACTTCACTCGTTAGAAGACCATGAAAATAAGCTATATGATTAAAGTTGGTTTCTGAAAACATTAAATATTCAGTTTGGCCATATATTCTTGCCATGTCCAATCCTGTCATAGGTCTTTCTTTCCATATTGTCATCATTGTTTTAAGTGTTTCTGGTCTAGGTAGTGTAGCACAATGTTTCCAGAAATCACTACTTCTATTTTCATTAATATAATGTAGAGCCACAAAATCTCTCATGTTGTCTAAAAGAATATCTGTACCTTTGTTATATTCTTCTCTATCGTAATCTGATAATTTACCATCAATTAAAAGGTGCATTAAAGAAAATGCTTGTTGAATAGATGAACCTATTGATGTTGCTTCTAATGGTTCTAAAAAATTACCTGATAGGCCTATTGCAACACAATTTTTAATTGCTACTTTATCTAATTTTCCTGGAGTAAATTTGATATGTTTACCAATTTCAACATCTTCTTCCATTAATTGACACACTTCATCATATGCCTGGTCTTTAGTAATAAAGTTTGTATCGTAAATATAACCATTACCAAATCTGCCATAAGTAGGTATTCTCCACTTCCAACCGGCCTTCATTGCTAATGCTTGTGTGTGCATTGGATAATAATCTAATTCTTTTGTAGGAAAAGCAATTGCTTCTTTTAGTGGTAACATATCACCATATGATACCCACTTAGCACCTAATGGTGTCATCAATACTCTTCTAAAACCTGTACTGTCAATCCAAAAATCTGATTTATAATTATCTTTCTCACCTTTTACCTCTGATATGCCTGTTTCATCTTGCATAACTTCAAGGACTTTATCATCTACAATTTCTATACCCCAATTGTTAGCCTGTTCAGTTAAATATTTGTTTAGTTCATTTGTATTAAAATGAAATTGAAAATAACCACCAGCTTCTTGTCTCTTTTGGTCTGGACCATAGTAATCAGCAATAACATTTTGATTTAATTCTGGTCCTATAAAATCTCTATTTGTCCAACCATCTCCCATAAATTTAGTAGCGATAAAATCTGACATACCTACTTTGTTAGTATAGTCACCAAAAATACTGTGAATGTAATCGCCACGATTTGGTGTCCAACCCTCAAACATAATACCAGATTTAATAGTACCTTTGGTCTTAATTAAACTGTTAGTTAAAGTATCGCCTATGAATTTTATAAAAGTTGCCCAATGTTCGGTTGAGCCTTCACCAACACCTATAATACCAATATCGTTTGGTACTATCATTTTTACATCTGCTTCTAATCTTACTTTTAAAATAAGAGCAGTTATAAGGCCGGCAGTACCTCCGCCTACAATTGTTATTTGTGGTTTTGACATATATAATTTCCTTTATTTATCATCTTATAATATCTATCTGACTATCTTTAGTCCACACTTCTAGGTCATTTCTTAAACGGCCTTCTCCGTGTAGTTTATCAAATCTTTTTGTTGCTAACTTACGCCACCATTCTATCAGTTCATTGTCATGGAATCTATCATAGTTTGGTGCTTTGACAATCTCATTTGTTTTACCATTTACTATATCTATATAGTTCTCTATACCATAGTTAGATACATAATATCTTTTCTGTTCGGTAAGTTTTTTAGCATTTGCAATTGTAGATTTAAATTTTTCTAGGTCATCACCATCTAGTGCTTTTTTAATTAGACCTTGTATAGCAGTTGTAATTTTTAACTTTCTACTTGAAGCGTCTTCTTTAATAAAAACACCAATCTTATCTTCAACATATGCCAACATATCTTTGAATGGTTTACCGTGTATCATTGGTATAAAATCACTATCAGTTAAACCTCTATTTCTTAACATAGGTTTCATACCATCATACTGACTAGCAGATTTACTATTACCATATAAACTTGTGGTCTCAAACATAACTAAATTCATATCATACTTTTTATTCAACATCTCTCTTACTTGATGTGAACAACATAAGGCAGCCAATAATTTACCACCAAGATAATTAAAACCAAACGGTTGTGCTGGTACAATAACGAAACCCATAATAGCAGTCTTGTTAAATACTGGCAAGTCGGGTACATTACCTAATAAAACATTTCTAGGTCTCATGTTAATAACTGGCGAACCAAATCTCATAAAGCCAACATACTTGCCTGTATTCATTTCTTTTACTGCAAGTTTTAAACTTTTACCTGGAATACTGACCATATTACTATGACTTGATATCATATTAATACAAGTGTCCCATGTGTGATTATCTAGTTCTACCATTTGTAAATCCATAACTTGTGGCGACATGGTAAAGTCATCAAATAATTCTGTATCTAATCCCATACCAGGAAGAGAAGTCGGTATAGTTTCTATTTGTGCCATTTTCTGGTCACGCATATACTGGTCTATACGACTAAACTTATCAAAGTAATCGGAGAATATATTGGCAACATGTAGCGCCTGTTCTCTATCTAGGGTCTTCGTCATTCCACATCCATAATAAAAGTGTTGGTAATAATAGTATCATTATAACAGAAAGTATTGCTAATGTCAAGGTCATCCGAAAAATGCCTCCAAAGTAGCAACTGGTTCTGCTTTCCAATTAATTGCTTCAAGTATAAATCTCATAGGGTCAAGAAAAGTTTTCTCAAATTGAGTATCATAATCAATATATGGTCTCAAATTAAACTCATCTGGTAGTGTTGTAATATAACTAATAACATCATATCTAAATGGATTAGCAGGTTTTAATTTGATAAATTTAATCTTATCTCCCTCTTGAATATAAGGATATCTACCTTGTAAACCAAACTCATCTATTTGATGATTATAAACCAATGCACCTTTCACATGGATTGGTGTGCCTTTCATAAAAATACTACTACTACTTTTGTATTTCTTTAAGTTATTGCAACTTCTAGGAAACGCAATCTCTTCGGCAGGTAATTTGAAAAACTCTTTTCTAAAATCTGCAATCAATTTATGTAAATCTGTTTCTTCTTTACCCATAATGGTTTTGATTGCCTCTTTAATCTTAACACGACAAACACCAGGCGTTGATGATTTAACTGCCTCGATACCCATAAGTTTAAGTTTAGGGTCAGCAAGTCTAACACCCTCGTCATCAAGAACATTTAACATGTATCTTTTCTTTGCAACCCATATACCTTTGTTGGCGATTACTTCTCGTTTCATAACCATGGCATTTTTAAATGCATTTGAATAATCTGCTAACTCGGCAAACCACTTTTCAATTTCAGGTTCTAATTTAGTATCACAAACTTTACCAAGAAAATCTACAATCTGGTCATTTGTTTTACCTTTACAAGTTTTTTCTACAAGTTTGTCTAGTGTGACATAGATACTATCAGTATCAGACGCAACAACATAATCTATCTTATCTTGTGTTTGTAATATTTTGTTTAGATAGGCATTCATTTTAGTTTCTACTTGACGAATAATAAATTGACCTGCTGTGGTAATACCACTTGCTTGTCTTACATCATAGTATCTAAAGTATTGATTACCAACTGCGCCATAAGCTGAATTCAAGGCAATCTTTTTAGACCATTGAATATTGTGACATCTAGCAATCTCTTTCTTTAAATCGTTAGTTGGATTAATTTGATACTCTGCCTTTGCTTTCAACATTCTTTGTTTGAAAACAACACGGTCATTGTACATTTTTTCCATCATTTCAGGAAGAAACCCTTGACTATCGTTTTTAAACTTGGCACCATTAGGAGTGATACAAGCGCCCTCTGTTTTAAGATAGTCAAGTGGTGTCGTTCCTTCTAACATCTTATTCACATTAATACCATGTGATGATGAACCTAGAATTTTCTCTGGCGAAATATTGTATTGAATAATAATATGTGGGTATAGTGAATTGATATCGAATGAAACAATCCACTTGTGTTGACCTACGATAGGTGGTTTAACATAAGCGCCTTCGTATTTTGTCTCTTTACTATGCTCTTCTCTTGGTGGCACACATATATTCTTTTGCATTAAATGATTTGCAATCAATGTGTCCCATACTCTAACTTGTGAGAATATATCATCATAGTTTACTTTACTTTCATATGCAACGGTCAATGATAAGTCAATAAGACCAAGTTTATCTTCTAATGCGTCAACAATCTCAACATCTTGAATATTGTAATCTACAAACTTTTGATAATCTTTCTCGTAAAATTCTTTAAATGTTGCATATGGATTTTCGTTTTTGTTTTGACCAAGTTCTAGTTCACCAATAAAGTCAAGTCTATAACTCTCTTGCCTTGTTGGAATAAACCATCTATACAAGTCAAGATAATCTAACATGGCAATACCATATAAATTGTAAACTGTTTGAGGTCTGCCGTGTGTGACAACTTCGCCTCTGTTGACCATATTCCAAGGCGACATTCTGTTTGCAACTTTATCACCTGCAACCAGTTTAATTCTATTCATTAAATATGGTAAGTCAAAAAACTTGGTGTTCCAACCTGTGATAACATCTGGATGATTTTTAATCCAGAATTTCATAAACTCAAACATCAATTGTTTTTCGTTCTTACATTTTACATAGGTAACATCTGTTCTATCTGTATGAAAGTCACCGACACCCCATGTAATAATCTGTTTGTTAGATTGGTTCTTTATAGATATACAAATGATTTCTTCTTGTGGATTTTCTACATCTGGAAAACCATTTTCACAAGTAGTTTCAATATCAAGTGTAAAGATTTTAATTAAACTTTTATCCCACTCAATGTCGGCAGGATATTCTTGGCCAATGTATTGATAATGGTATCTTTCGAGACCGTAAATAGGAGAGTTTGCTGTCGCCACTTCTTTACGAAATTTACGAGCGGCACTAATGTTTGTAAACTCAATAGGTTTTAGAAACTGACCTTGTAGAGTTTTATATACAGAATGTTCTTGTGTCAATCCGTACATAGTAGGACCAAAGTCTATCTTTTCTTTATAGTCTTTGCCATCATGTATGCCACGAATAAGTAATTTACCACGGTGTTCTATTACATTTTTATAAAAGTTCATGTTTCCTCAATTTCACTATTAATCCATCATGTTCAGGACCAAGAGTTATCTGACAAGATAATCTACTGGTCTTTTCGTTAAAGTCTTTATCGTATTCAAGTAAATCTAATTCGGGACTATTATAATCTATCTTTTCTATTTTGGCAAGCCACCTTTCATCAATATATACATGACAAGTGGCACAAGCACAAGCGCCTCCACAATCAGCAGGTATTTCTGGAATATCCACATGTGAATTATACTTGGCAGCCTCCATCAAAGTAGAACCCTCTTCTACATCAACCTTAATCTTACTGCCATCTCTTTCGAAATAGACACTAATCATTTAAAGTTTAGGCAGACTAGTTTCAGTAATTAGTTTAGATTGTGACGGTGAAGCTTTAATAATACCAGAGGTATTTTGTGTGTAGTTGTCCAAGATATCCTTTTTAGGATTAATCATTGTGATTACTTTGTTTTCATCAACTACAACTTCTTTGTCGTCTGTATATGGTTGCCATGGTGACAACATTAATTGAACAGGACCACCTGGTTGTCCTTGTCTTGGTATTAATACAAATGATTGTTTTACAATTACTTGTTTATCTTTTACTTCGATATCGCCGATTACATCTTCGCCTGTTGAAAGACGAATTATTTTTACATTTTTCATATTCACTCCTTATCAATAATATAACACAAAACTATGATTTAGTCAAGGCTGTATTTGGTTGTTATTACATATTTTCTTTGTGGATTTACCATGACATTTAATCTTTTCATAAATTCACGGTCAAGTAGAATAGGTGTTCTATCTTCCCTATTATCTATGGTAAATTCCACATCACTATAATGCCCACCTGCAAAGTCAACATCTAGTTTTACCACATATCTGGTCTCGTCATAGTCTCTTAAACCACCAACTTTGATTTCTTCTTTACGAATAATATCGCTTGTAATAGTTTTGTCTAATAAAGACCAAGTAATTTTTTTACCATTTACCTTATACTTATCAGCATGTATAACTGGCATACCTGAATTACCCGTATCAAATTTTGATACTAATTGCCCAAACGGTTTTATGGTCAAAATTTCTCTATAACCACATTCCGTAGGAACAGAATATCTATTTTCTTTTTTTGCAAAATGTGTAATCACTTCTTTTGC